AGATATGCCAATGTTTATGCTTCGACCTTTCTAGGAAACTTAACAGGTAATGTGACCGGTACAACGACTGGACAACATTTTGGCAATATTAGAGCTACAGATAACACTCTTATGTTTGATGCTGCAGCCAAGATATTTTATGGACAGTTTGGTGCTCCTGGCCCTACTAATCAGGCCTCCTTTTACGGAGCACTGATAGGCGACGTCACTGGCACAGCGACAAATGCCATCAGATTAAACAGTCTCAATGGCGAACAGGCAGCATTGCCTACTTCTGTAGCTGTGCGAGATTCTAGTGGAAATCTTACATCAAACAGATTCATAGGAATAGCAGATAAAGCAGATAGAATCAAGATCGATGATTCTGCCACGGACACAGATCCGAGCTACAAGACCGCTAAAACAACAGCCAGCAACTTAACTATAGCTGCACGTGATGGATCTGGTGATCTTCGTGCCAACTACTTTCGAGGAACTGCCACGGCCGCCCAATACGCTGATTTGGCTGAAAAGTATCTGACTGATCGCGATTATGACGCAGGAACAGTGGTAGCGATTGGTGGAGAAAAAGAAGTTAGGACTTCTGTGAAAGGAGATAGGGCGATAGGTGTAGTATCTACCAATCCTGCTATTTTAATGAACTCCGACCTAATAGGTGGCACATATATAGCTCTTAAAGGGCGTGTACCTGTGAAGATAAAAGGTAAGGTACAAAAAGGGGATAGGCTCATAGCTGTCGATGGCGGCTGTGCTGCACAGGCTGATATGCATACCTTTACGGATGTGTTTGCTGTCAGTCTAGAATCAAACGCCAGCGATGACATCAAACTAGTAGAATGTGTAATATTATAAAGGATAGACTATGCCAGTAGGTGATTTGATATCTGCGTCAGACTACAATAACATTAGAACTAAAATCATAACAGTGTTAGGTATAGGTGCGACTAATCAGGGTTATGGACAGCGCATCCAATCCTCAGCCGTGGCGACTTCTAATACCGTGACTAAGTCACAATGGGATATATTGAGGTTTGACATATACAACTCTCTTTTCCATCAGACTGGCACAGTACCATCGATCACCCAACCCTCTGTAGGCGATGTAATACAGTTTGGACTGGCTAATCCTAACAATCAATATGATAATTTAAGCAATACCGCTGTGACGAATAGATTTAATGTAGGTGCTGGCCAGTTCGCAGAATCATTTAGTGTAGCTACTCGGCAGAGAACTGACGCATGGAATGTTTCGATAACCGCTAGAGTAACAGTATCATTCGCTGGCGGATATACAGTGTACCAAAACGATCTTACCACTAGAACAGCCACCGCCGCCGAACATGCAAGACATTTTTTTAATGCAGGCGGTCAGATAAAGATCCGTACATCGAGAACTGGTGGAGCTGCAACTTCTCAGAATTCCTCGTGGAGCAGCATTTTGTCGTCGGCAGGGACTAGGTCATTTGGAGGTCAGTTACCTACTGCAGGGTTCGGCGCCGCTGATGGGAGCAACTTCCATCGTATAGATACGACTCCCAGGCAGTTTTATACCACAACAGTCCGCAGTCCTTACGCTTCGAATCGATATACTCTGTTAGCGGCAAAAAATGTCGCAGAGACTGAGGTCTACATAGATGTAAAACTAGATGATCCTTATGTTGATCCCCCTTCCGGTCTAGGTGTATTGGGGTTCCCGAGAGAAGTCGGACCAGAAGATGTTGTAGATGGAACTTTGACTACTATCGCTGACATACTATATCCGACTGGGGTACTACAACCAGCACCTGCGACCGGTAACTTTACCTTACCTTTACCTACGATCACGATAGGGGCCTTTGCTGGTTCATAATATTTTCCACCATTAACTGGGTATATAAATACCCTACACCAGGAGGAAAATATGGATGATAGGTTAAAATCTGCTCTGTCCTTTTCAAACTATCAATATAATTTAAGCAATCAGAGAAGACTGTTGAGAGATAGATTTAAGTCTTCGTGTATCTATGGATATAACGGTGGAATTTTTCAGATAGAACAAACGTTGATCAACTATGTTAATTTTTTAATCAATCAAGGTAGGGTCACAGATTTTCCTCTTATCGATTCTAATCAGAATCCTATATTGATAGATGATCTAGAAAAATTTCTAGCAAACATTCTCGCCATCTATTCCTCTGCTGTTTTAGAATACTATAACGAATATGAAAAAATTAAAAAAAGCAGGACAGTTGAAAAATTGATAGATCTATGAATCGTGGAGTTTTGATTTTTGCGCATAATAATCGAGACATCGATTACGTGTCGTTGGCGTTGATAGCAGGAAAACTAGCTGCAAAAAATCTAAAGGTTCCGGTTTCTTTGGCGGTAGATTCCGATACATTAGGCCACATAATTTCATCCGAAATCAAAAAACAAGTATTCGACACTTTTGATCGGATTATCAAAACAGAAATCGATATACATTCTAAAAATCAACGATTGCTGTACGATGGAGAATCTAAAAAAACAATATCTTTTATTAATGATTCTCGATCAACAGCCTATGAGATCACACCCTACGATCGTACTTTGTTAATTGACAGCGATCTTTTTTTGTTTAGCAATCAGTTGGGACAATATTGGGAGGTCGATTCAGATGTGATGATATCGGAATCTTTTTTTAATGTCCGTATAGAAGAACAACACATATTAGACACAAGGATTTCTGAAACAGGTCCTAGGTTGAGGTGGGCCACAGCAGTCATGTTTACAAAAAATCAACGATCGAAGGTGTTTTTTGATCTTGTTACTCACGTTAGAGATAGATATAGATTTTATTCAGAACTGTATAAATTTAATCCGCGTATATATAGAAACGACATAGCGTTCAGCGTAGCTAAACATATATTAGATGATTTCAGCGAAGATACAGAAAATCATTTACCTCCTATCCTTAGCGTCATAGATAGAGATCAGTTAATTGAAGTGAAAAAAAATGGTAGATTAATTTTCTTGATTGGTGACGAACGAAATCCGTCGACGAATAAGTTGGCATCTATAATCAATACCGATGTACATATCATGAATAAGTCAAGTATACTTAGAAATTATAAAAATCTTATAGATCTATGAGTAATTTTGGATATCTTATAGTAATCTCGGAGTCGGAGAGATGCGATTATCTCCGCATGGCCTATGCCCTAGCTATGAGTATCAAAAACACTCAGCGACCCGGTTATGACAAAGTAGCCTTGATCACTGATGATTCATCAAGGGTGTCGATTCTCAAATCACCGTGGGTTTTCGATCATGTGATAGAATGGAACTTAGAAACTTTTTGGAATGGTCGAACATACATGGATCAACTGAGTCCTTTCGAGGAGACGGTTTGTTTGGACGCCGATATGTTATTTTTTCGAGATTACAGCCATTGGATAGATGCATTACGCAATAATTTTGATTTATTTCTACCCAGTCAATGTTACACGTATAGGGATGAAAGAGTAGAAAATGATTATTATAGAAAAGCGTTTACTAGAAATGACCTGCCTAACCTATATTCATTTTTTACTTTTTTTAAGCGTAGCCATAAATCAGATTTCTTTCGTTTATCTAGGCACATTCTTAAATATCCTAAAGAATTTTCCAATATGTTTTTATCGGAATTAAAACCACCGATGTTAGGTACTGACGAGATTTTTTCTTTGGCATCTAAGATTTTAGGCCTGACGAACATTTCGGCAGACATCGATTTCCCCAAGATAGTTCACCTAAAACCAGAGATTCAGAATTGGCCATGGCCGGCCAATGTAGTCACAGATTATACTGGATTTTATTTTGGTATCGATGGAAATCTTAAAATAGGGAATTTTAAACAAAAAAATATAGTGCATTATGTGGAAAAAAATTTAATCGATGATGAAGTAATTAGTTACCTGGAGAAAGTATTATGGAAGAAGTAATAGACTTTGATGAATGGTTTAAAAAACAAGTCGACATAGTTGTGCAGTACTATCTTATATATGACAGCGAGACAGGAGAGGTTAAATCTCTCAGCCCAGATTATGCTTGCACAGATCTAGCATACAAAATACCAATCAGCCAAGAGATGGCAGAAGATATACTCGCAGGTAATTTAAATCCTTCTCTTATAAAAGTAAATTTAGATCTGAAAGAACTTGAAATACTCGAAGATCAATCTATAGAAAAAATAGAATCATTGATATATAGGATTCCTCATAGAGCCGATTATGATAAAAAAGATATCGATGTCTGTATACGATATTACAAACAGGATAAGACTCTGGTATTTGAATTGACTAAAAAATTCGGAGGAACTTTTGATAACAATGAATTAGAAAAAGACAATATCAGAGAACCATTTTGGGAAAATGATCTATCAGTAGATTACATGATAGGCGATCTAAATGATCCTAATATTCTACATGATACGATATCGGTGAAAATTTCAGAGATGATAGGTAATCCGGTAGTATTTGAACAGATCGATTTGCCTGAAAACTTCAGTATATACTATACGAAACGGATATTAAGAAATCATGTTTACGAGGTATTATGAAAATATCCGAATGTGATTTTATTTTTATCAGCTATGATGAACCCAACGCTGATTTACACTATGCAAGTCTCTGTAATAAAATACCTTGGACAAAACGTGTACATGGGGTAAAAGGATCTGATGCGGCTCATAAGGTCGCAGCAGAACTATCTGAGACCGAATGGTTAGTTACTGTAGATGCTGATAATCTAGTCCATGAGGATTTTTTTGATCTAGATATAGAGCCAACAGATGAAATTCAAGTTTATAGTTGGCTGTCGGAAAATAAAATTAACGGTCTAATGTATGGAAATGGCGGGCTAAAATTATGGCGCAGAAATTTTATCGAAAACATGCGCAGCCATGAAGCAGCCACTACACCTAGGGCACAAGTAGATTTTTGTTGGGAAGAAGGATATAAACAGTTAATGACCTGTTTCAGTATTTCAGATATCACTGCCAGTCCTTTCCAGGCTTGGAGAGCCGGTTTTCGAGAGGGCGTCAAGATGACCCTATGCGATGGAATAAAAGTTCCTTCTCAGGAAATTAAAGAAAGGATCTGGTGGCATAATCTTCATAGATTGCGGCTATGGTCTACGGTTGGTTCTCACGAAAAAAATGGAATTTTTTCTGTCCTCGGTGCCAGGCAAGGGACGTACATGGCAAACTGTACTGAATGGAATTTTTTAGATGTAAGAGATTTTGAAGCACTACGCAGCATATATATTCGAGAGGTAGAACCTTTAGAAAATAACAGTGATTTAATCATAGATAAGATCAAGCAACTCGGTAAACAAATACAATTGGAACTAGGTTTAGATTGGATATACCTCGATGCTGTTCAAAGTCGATACATGTTAGAGTTATACAAAGAAACTATAAAATTGTGTCGTAGCTATTATAGAGACTAATTATGTACGAAGTTTTTTTTATTAGTTATCATGAGATCAATGCCGATGAACATTGGGAAAAGGTAAAAACTAAATTTCCTGCTGCTCGTCGTATAAATGACGTAAAAGGAATAAGGCAGGCCCATATCGTAGCAGCTGAAAAATCTTGGACTGACCTGTTCTATGTTGTAGACGGTGATGCTGACATAGTAGATGATTTTTCTTTCGATTATAAAGCTGACGAATATAATAGACAATCGGTCCATGTTTGGCACAGTATCAATCCTATCAATGATCTGAGATACGGTTATGGAGCAATAAAATTATTGCCTAAGAAAAAAGTTTTAGAGATGGATTTTCACAAACCGGATATGACCACGAGCATATCAGAAAATTTTGTTGTGATTCCTAGGATAAGTAACATCACGAAATTCAATACAGATCCGTTCAATGCTTACAAATCGGCGTTTCGAGAATGCTGTAAATTAGCCAGTAAAGTCATAGATAGAAATTACGATGAAGAAGATTCGCAAAGATTAGAATCATGGAAGACGCTTGGCAGAGAACGAAAATTTGGAGAGTTTGTTATAGAAGGAGCTCGAGATGGATCTACCTTCGGTGAAATGAACATAGGAAATTTATCAGCATTATCGATGATAAATGATTTTGAATGGTTACGGGATCGATTCGCAAAACGTTATGGATAAGTTTCTAGAAAAAAATCGCAAAGTAAAAGATTTGCTAGATAAGATCGGTAAGGGCATGTGTCTGGCGAAATGGACACAGACAACTATACATTTAGGTTTAGGTCATACACATAGTTGCCATCATCCAAGGACGCATAAGATTCCCATAGAAGAAATTAAAAAAAATCCTAGCGCTCTTCATAACACTGAATATAAAAAGAATCTACGCAGAGAAATGCTGTCAGATATCCGTCCAGTTGAATGTAATTATTGTTGGAACGTAGAAGATTTAAATCTCCAGAATGAATTTAGTGATAGGATTTTAAAAAGTTCAGAAACATGGTCTTTGCCTTATTATGATCGAATCGTTCAAGCTCCTCCGAACGATGATTTTAATCCTACTTATGTAGAAATTAGTTTTTCAAATGTTTGCAATTTTAAGTGTAGTTATTGTATGCCTTCCGTCAGCAGTCAATGGATGGAAGAGATAGAAAGACACGGCGGTTATCCTACTTCTACTCTTTATAACAATTTAGAATGGGTAAAAAAACAAGATAAAATGCCTATACCGAACAGAGAATATAATCCTTATATTGAGGCATTTTGGAAATGGTGGCCGGATCTGTATAAAGAAGTAGAACATTTTAGAATCACCGGAGGGGAACCTCTACTAGACAAAAACACGTTTCGAGTATTGGATTACGTAATAGCAAACCCTAATCCTTCGTTAGAATTAAGCATAAACACCAATTTACATATTCCTGAAGAGTTATATGATAGGTTTATAGAAAAAATAAAAATAATAGATGCTAAAGGCTGTGTTAAGAAATTTACTCTATACACGAGTTGTGAAGCGCATGGCGACGCCGCCGAATATATCAGATTTGGATTATCATACGAAGCATGGAAAACTAACTTTATAAGATTTATCAACGAAATCAAAAATAGTTCGGTAATAATAATGGCTACTTATAATGCCATGAGTGTAACTACGTTTGAGACTTTTTTATCCGATGTTTTAATTTTTAAGAAACATTCTGCATATTTGAACTGTTTGGATAATGGATCGAGAAAAGTTTCAATAGATATTCCCTATTTAAATAACCCACCTCATCAGAATATTAATATCCTCACAGATGATTTTTTACTGTATTTTAATAAACAGTTAGAATTTATTCAGAATAATCGTGTAGACTATGCCAAAAGTTTGCCAGGATTCGACGAATTAGAATATCATAAAATGCATAGGATAAAAAAATTATTTGCTGAATCGTTATCTACAAATCTCAGCTCTCAGATGATGATTAATCGCAAAGATTTTAAAATATTTGTAGATGAACATGATAGGAGACGGGGAACGAACTTTTTAAAATCGTTCCCCGAAATGACAGAATTTTACATTCTGTGTGGATCTTACAGGTAGTTTTTGGTTTGATCGCCTATATCTTTTTTAAGTTTTAATATATCTAGCTTAAAATCGATCATTTTAATATCGTCTTTGTATTCTTGAAAAGTTTCTAATAATCTATTTGCAACCACTTCATTGTTGTTATCTTTGATCTGCTCTTTGACGTTTATTTCCCAAACTCTACCATCGTTGAATTCCAGGATAATAAAATCAAGATATGCCACTGGCATGGTATTCATGTACAAATCATCGAAAACTTCCGGCCATTCTTGTATCAGATGCCTAGGAGGCTTGAACAAAGGTTTAGGCATCAGCGGATTCTTTGGCCTTACTAGTCTTCTTTACTGTTGGATCTAATTCCTCTGCTTGCTTTCTCAGTCTTGCCGCTTCTTTATACAAGGAATCAGCCTGACTACGAAGCCCTTTGGCTATGTCTCTATCAGATAAAATTTCGTCTGTTTTAGCCTGTAATTTTGCAGGCTGCGTTGGAGCATTTGATGGTTCGCCGATATCGCGCCCTTGGGCCACCTCTTCGACTTCGAAATTACTACCTTTAGCGCCCGAAACAAAAAATGGCAAATCATCGACCGCACAGTTCTTTTGTTCAGCGATTAACACGTTTAGTTGATCTAGTACCACCTCGGTATTGGTGGTTGGAGTCATTATG